TGGCAGAAGATGGGGCTCGGGATCTTGGGTACTCCAGATGGGCACTACCCGGTGTTGGCTGCTCGAGACTTCAACGTAGAGATTCTCAAGGGGTTCACCGAGGTATGGAGGGCCGGCGAAAGCACACGGAGCGTACTGGAGACAGTTCAGCAGCTATTCGGTCACGAGAGCATACGGGAGACGGTGACGCAACTCCGAGACTACGGGGATGCGAGCTGGAACAAGCTGCAAGAGGCTGTGCGTGTGGGTGTGGGCGAAGGAGACGAAGGAGCAATCAACGTTGCCCGAGCTATCGACAGCCGGTTGCTGACCAAGCAGACACTAGACAGCGCCCTCAAGAGTGCCTACGATGGTCGAACCCCGCTGACGCTCGATCACTTTCGTTGGATCGTGTACGATGCGTGGCTGCAACATGTTGGTGACTGGTCTATAAAAGCCTTCAATGTGGAGATCGAGCCCATGTTCTATCGGCTGAGCAACGCAGTCAAGCAGGGTGCCTCGATCGTGCTGCTCGACGGCAACCCCGGCTACCTGTACGCAAACTTCTGGAACAACACATCGACGACCGCCATTGACGGATCCATGGGTTTCAACAGCATAGCTCGCATTGTGGACTACTTTGAGAACACATTAGGTTTTTCACCCAGCAAACTCGAGCAGGCATTCGGTGGTATAGCGGGCACGTTGGGAGAGGCCGGCCTGGTGACATCAGAGCACCTCGCTGCGATGTCCTTTGCCGAAGCAATAGAAGCCGGCATACCTGAATTAGCGTGGGCCAAAGCAAGAGAGGCGGCCACATTTCAAAAGCTCAGCGAGAAAACCATGGGGCAGGGCGCAATCAAGATGCTTGATCGCACTCTGGGCAGCCTTCGACAAAAGACAGGCCAAGAGGGACCCGGCAAATGGAGCCCACTGATCATGTCCCGGCTGAGTGCAGGAATCGAGAGGCTACAAGGCGCCAACTCATACTACATAGGTACGAGGTCATGGCTCAACCGAGCGTGGCGGCGGGCCATTGGCTTTGACAAGCTGCCAGATGGAATAGAGTCAGCCTTGGGTCCTGAGCTGCTTGAGAAGGTCTACGGAATGGTCGAGGGCAACTTGAAATACGAGCTCATCGAGAAGTCTTTGCTGGGCGATGGGCGCCTTGAAGCGAATGTACAGCAATTTGCGGGGCTCGTGGCTGACGCCATGGACAATCGAGTGAATGCAGCAGACGTAGTTCAAATGCTTACAGACACCGACATCTTGCCCGTGCTGGAGGCTGAGCTCCCCAGAGCCAGGACAGCAGGCGACATCCATATCATCTTCGCCGACATCGAAAACCAGATGCGAGGGTACATCAACCAAGTGCACGCCATGGAGCTTATTACCAAGGCGGGCGAGGTTGGTGAGGCAATCAAGATGGGGGATCTGACGGGCGTCCATGACACCTGGGTAGATCTCAACGCACGCATGGCCGAGTGGTGGACGAGCCACGTCCTTGAGTGGGGCAACATGGTGGAAGAAGCCGACTTACTGGTGGGCGAGGGCTTTTCGGATGCGGCCAACGCTCTGTATAAAGCCCGCCTAGAGACAGCCAAGGCAGAGGCTACCCGGATCATGGAGATGCAGACAGCCGTGATAGATGGCCTGGTGCAAGGGCTGAACGAGTCAGGCGTAGAGGTAGGCCCCAAGTACGCTCTGGGAATGAGACTGCAAATTGCAGAGCGGGCTAAGTTCTTCGAGATCAGGGACGCACTCTGGGAGGGCTACGGTGATGCCCGGAATGATGGCACACTGGAGACCGGGCGGTACGTTGAGATCATTGACGAGCTGGCAATCAGATACGACAGGCTGGCTGCCGACGAGATGGACCTGCAGCAGATCATGGATGCTGAGATAGTGTCGGCCACGGCCGACGTGAACCTGCGTGCAGCTACTGTATTGTCGTCTCTGCTTGACACTATCCGAGAGCACCAGGCTAAGATATTCACCCAGGAAGCGGCAGTAAGGACAGCAGCCCATGAGCTATGGAACCTCACGACTGGTGCTGAGGCTGCCAATGTCCTGATGCGCAACTTTGCCGGACACCCCGAGCTGGCCAAAGCATTCGACACCTTAGTGAAACGATGGAAGCAGCGCACTACCGAAGTCACGCCTAGGGATCTGAGATCCTTCCGGCGCCAGGTGTATGACGTGTGGAGCAGGGACGTAAAGGTTGAGCACATCAAAGACTACTACCTGCTCAGGTCCGAAGGGATGCTTGAGGTTATGTCCGAGGATGCCAACGTGCGGCCGCCGGACGTTGAGAGACCGGAACCTGTCAGGGCCACCACTGAGAGTACAGGGTCTGAGGCCGAGGTCGCTCGGGCAGTAGAGCTGGTGGAAGGTGGCACACCTCCCGAGGAGGCGACACGGATAGCATCTGAGCAGATCGCCGGGGAGACGATGGACGTGGACTACAGCAAAGCCACCACAATCGAGGAGCTGCGCATGCGAGCCAACGATGCTGGTATAGCGACAGCGACCCGAGACGGGAAACCGTTTGATGGCCACCTGCTCAACGTTCTGAATAAAGACCTGGGGCTAAATGACAGTCCGATGAAGCTCAGGCGCTTAGGGGATCTGGTTGACATCCAGCGCGAGGGCGGGGGACCGACTGACGCCATGGATGCTGCTCGTCAGGCGCTAGTCAACCGGGGAGCGAAACGGCTGCAGTGGAGGCAAGAGAGCCGGATTGTAAACCTAAGCATAGAGGCATTGACAACCTTAGACGATGGTATTGACAACGTTGGGACCAAGAAGCTCCGTAGGATAGCAGAAGCCAACGGCCTAACCGAAGCCAACCTAATGCCCAAGGAGGCTCTGTGGTCGTGGATGGACAGCAGGAGAAACCGTCTCCGACCCGTCCCTTTTGAAGCGGCCACGCCCGAAGCCCTAAAGCTCCAGATCAAAGAAGCCATGGATAGGACAGGTTATCCGGGCTCCGAGATTGCCGACGCCACACTAGCTACTTTAGAGGCCAGGGCCAAGGCGATCGGCATGACGGTAGGCGAGTACATCGAGTTCCGCTATGGGCTCGACAACCCCGACATTATCTACACCTTCTCCCAGATGGAGGGCCGGCCCGAGAGCCCGTGGATTCAGAGGGCTCGGCAGATATTCGATATCAGATCTGACATAAAGCAAGTGGAGACGGGGTGGCTGCTAACGAACGGCGACATTGTTGAAATGCTCGAGGCCCATGCGGAGATAGGGAGAGTATGGGGAGAGGGTGAGACCAGCGTGGCGTCAGTCGAGAAGTTCCTCGAGACAGGCGCCGTGCGGTACGGTCTCTACGGAGGCCCCATTCCTGGGAAGCCCGGCATTGTCGCCATAGAGTTCAAAAGTCTGCCGTCCGCCATGCAGAGAGTCAAGCTCTCAACGCTCATGGAAGGGAACAAGGGCTACGTGGTGGAGTTTCGGTCGCTATCCGGCAAGGACATCCAGACCTTAGTCAACCAGGATTTTCCCACCAGATCCCAGATCCAGGGTATGTGGCGCCAGATGATACAGGCGGCCGAGCAGCACACCACCACCTTCTTCCAAGATGCCGACGCTCATAGGCCCTTCTACTCGCAAATGATCAGGGTGATTGACGCCAAGATGCCGGAGAGGATGCCGGTCGGTGACTTCCTCAACTTCCTAAAAAACAATGGCGTGAAAGCCGACGAGCTCAAATGGAGCGGGATCGAGGAATATGCAAGGGGGCTGGAGGGAGGCATAGATCAGCCATCGGGTGTCTTTGCTGGTCCCGAGCCTGTGATAGAGAAGTCAACGGCTCTGGCCGTCGCTCGAGACCTGACTCCCCTGGTGAAGGAGACCCTCTATCCCGTTGAGCCTACGCCGATACAGCGAGCCGATACATCATGGAGAACCGAGATCCCTCGTGAGCAGTGGATGGGGGCGGATGTAGGTCATCCCAATCTTGATGCAAGGCCAAGAGCTTTGTGGGCAGGCGGCTTCGACAGTCGTGTGGTCGACGTTGCTGCCGTCCGGTTTGTAGACAATCCAGGCGCTGGCGCCACCTACGTCGTACACGAATTCATAGGAGGACCGCCAGAGGCACCGTACCCCGACATAATGGGCACAGGTCGATTCTTGTTGGAGCAACGTAGCACCGGAGATGTTGTTCGGGCCGACCCCGATCCTTTGACCGGCGCCCCTGATGTGGGGAAAGCACGGCAGATGATGTTCGACACATTGGAGAACGCCAAGGCCTACGCCGAAGCCATACCTTACGAGACCACAACACAGCGTGCCCAATGGGAGAATGTCACCTACCCAGGAGGAACCAACTATCGAGAGGTCGTGCTACATCTGCCTCCGAGAGCGGAGACGGTCCGGGGACTCACAGACAAGATCAACGGCGTGTTCCGAGTAGAAGTATCAGGGGAAGGCAAGATCGCAGATCCACCGGGGGACCCAGTGGCAGTTCTTGGCCTAGAGCTAATCAGAAGAAACTACACAGGTGACGAGTTCCCAGGCGTCCAGCAGGCAGTGGCGGAGCTCGATGCGTACGCCAGGATGCTAGGCTACGATCCAGCGTCGATCACGGGAGATTTTGAGACATATGCAGCCAATATAGATTACCAAAGCCCTCACTTCTCAGAGGTCAACACCATCGCCTTCCCTCGTCTCAAGGATCGCTTCACCGCAGATGGGCGCCGTATCCTATTCATCGAGGAGCTGCAGTCTGATTGGGGACAGCTTTGGAGAGAGCAGAGCGGCAGGCTTAACGTAGAGGCCAATCGCCAGCCTCCACCTATGCCCTGGCAGAAGACCTGGCACGAGTACGCAATGCGCCGGATCATGCACATGGCAGCAGAGGAAGGCTACGATGGCGTAGCGTGGAACACAGGCGAAGGGATGTTCCGCACGGAGACGGGAGATTTTGCGGGGGAGGGCGCTGTCGACTTCCAGAGCATTGAGTGGAACGTGAGCGACATCGAGGAAGTAGGAAGCCTGACAATCATACGGCCTGATGAATTGGGAGAGCCGCAGGTAGCTCGACACGAGAACATCACAGCAGCCGCTGCAGAGACCATTCTAGGGCACGACGCATTCATGCAGCTTGTGAACAACGGAGAACGCTATGCCTTTGACGACGCAACTGGCACCCATCACTACGAGCTCGGATCAGATGACATAGAGGGCAATCGATACAACCGAATGCTCAAGGGGTTCAAGGGCTTCTACGATGAGATCCTACCCAGCTTTATGAAAAAAGAAGTCAAGAAGTGGGGGGCGCAGGTCGAAGATTTTGAGTTCGGAAGTGGCGTCACACTAGACGAAACTAACGTGCGGGGGCTAAGAGATCCGGTGACTGGGCAACCGAGGCTAACGCCCGAGCAGCTAAAGCAACTCGAAGACACGACCTATTCGCCCGGCCACGTGGTCTACATCACAGACGAGATGCGAGCTGGCACGGGACCCGAGTTCAAGCTATTCCAAGAGGCTAACGAGTTCACGCTCAGGGACAACGAGCTTACTGCCCGCCGGGCACTACTCGAGGTTATCAGGCAAGAGGAGCTACCCACCCAACCCTTCTACGAGATGGTGGGAGAAGGTAAGCCACTTGCTGACGTACTTGGCAAGGAGTGGGCAGGGCTAGACGTTCCCAAGTCAGTTCTGGATGCACACATTGTGTGGGAGGAAACACTCAGAGCAGGCCAGTGGCTCGACGGACAACGCAACATGACCGCAGAGCCGAAGGGTGCAGTGGCCATAGGCCGAGACGGCCGGGCACTCATGCGCTTCTTCAACAATGCCGACCCGTCGACTGCGATACACGAGGTAGGTCACATCTTCCGTCTGGATCTACAGCCTAGCGAGCTGGGCGTGGTCACGGATTGGCTAAGGAATACTGTACGAAAGCATGACGGCGTGGACGTGTCCAAGGTGGAGGTGTTCGAGGGCAGGTTCACTGGCGACGAGGGTGTGCCCCGTGCAGCAGAAGAAGCATTCGCTCGTGGGTTTGAGAGGTATGTGTCCGAGGGCATAGCCCCGACAGAGGCGCTGCGCTCCGTATTTGAGAAGTTCAGGCAGTGGCTTCTGGGGATCTACCAACAGATCAAAGGCAGCGGCATTGACATCCCGCTCAACGAAAGCATGAGAGCTCTATTCTCGGACATGATGGGAGGGAGAGCACCGGACTTCGACATCTACAACACAACCTGGAAGTCTATCGAGACGGACTCTGTCATCAGGGGGCAGCCGGAGGTAGCGGGCATTCCGCCGCTAGCAACACCTGTATTGGATGTGCCGCCATCGACCCGTGTGGGAGGGGTAGAAGGCGGCATAACTTCTGCTCATGGTGCAGATCCGAACGTGAGCTACGACTTCCGATACAGAATTATGGACATCTCTGAGATCACGCCGTCGCATACGCTCGAGGGAAAGCTATCCGAAGGCTACCCCAAGAAGCTGCAGCCTAGAGACCGCAGCCGGGCTGCCAGTGTGAGACAGTCACAGCAGATAGCGGCTGAGCTCAATCCAGTCACCCTCCTTGAGCCCAACGTCAGGATCGACGAAGGATCTCCGATCATTGGGCCCGACGGTCTAGTAGAGTCCGGCAGTGGGAGGATAAATGCCCTCGTACTGGCAATGGAACAGCACCCCGAGGGTTACGCAGCATACAAGCAGCTACTGCTTGACTACGTGCGGGAGGGAACCTATGGCGACATCGATGTCGCACAGATCCCCGACAATCCGGTGCTTATCAGAGAGCGCCTGACAGAAATGGATCGATTTGAATTTGCCAGGGTCGCCAATGAGTCTGCTATCCTGGGCACGAGTGCGGCCGAGCAGGCCCTGATCGACACAGGTAAGGTCAGCGACCAGATGCTAGCGGATCTTGTCATCAGCGAGGGGCAGACCGCGCAGGATGCGCTCAAAGCGCAGGCCAACCAAGGGGTAGTCAGGGAGTTTGTCAATCAGTCTCCGAGGTCCGAGCATGCAATGCTGATGACAAGCGACGGACAGATTACCCGTCAGGGCATGGATCGATTGCTTGCCGCCATCTTCATGTACGTGTACGGCGACGAGACGGGTAGCCTCCGCCTGGCAGAGACCGTCTTTGAGTCGACGGATCCGGTGATCAGAAATATCACTAACGGCATGATGGGTGCCGCTGGCGACATGGCCAAGGCAGAGGCATTGATACGATCGGGACGCAGGCCGCCTGAGTTGTCGCTGATGAGGGACCTGGCGCCAGCCGTTGAAACACTCGAGGGCTTGAAGCGTCGTGGCATACCCCTGGAGGACTTCACTGAGCAACGATCTTTTGAGGAGATGGGTGTTGCGCTATCCGAGTTCCAGACTGAGATCCTTATTGACTTGGAGTTAGGAAAGCGCTCAGCCAAGGCCATACGAGACCAGCTACAGACGTATGCCCGCATGGTCATTCAAGAGCCGGACACAGGGCAGATGGGGCTGCTCGGAGCACACAAATACCCGACCGCCCAGGAGCTGTGGGTTCGAGCCAAAGAAAGTCCAGCGTCCACCGCCGAGCTATTCCAGTTACCCGAGCAGTACAAAATGCGAGGGCACTTCGATCAGACACCCGGCATCAAAGAGAATGCATCCAAATCATCAGAGGGTTTGCGCAACATGCTCGGTATCCTCGACGAGGTGAGAGAGCAGATGACAGGCCCCGAGGGCTTCCTGCAAGAGATCAGGAGCGAAGACGTGAGAGGGCGCTTAGCACCTGATCAGCAGGCCGAGTTCCAGAAGTGGACAAAGGATCTAAAGGGCCAGCTCACCGGCACGAAATTCTCTGGTATGAAGTGGGGTGAGGAGACACGTAACTTCTCAATGCTGGACTACACTGCACTGAGGGGGATCGATCTAGGATTTCTTGGCCCCGTAGCTAACTACTCGTTCTGGCCAACTCGAACCCTGATGCGATGGGCGTTGAGATTTATGGAGTACCCAGCGCTGTTGGCAAACTACGCTCGTCTGAACGAGGCCCGGCGCAAGCAAGAGGAACGACCAGGCTTCCCAAGAAGGTTGCAAGGCAAGGTCTACATGCCGTTACCGTGGATGCCGGAGTGGATGGGTGGTGGGCTGTGGATTGATCCCATTCGGCAATTCTTCCCTCCACATATGTTCCTTGACAATCTTGATCGAGTAGCCACGGCAGCGAACCGAGAGCACAAGCGAGCTACCTACATCTTGCAGAAGTGGGTAGAGAATGGGGACACACACCCCAGAGACGCACAGGAGGCCATTCAGACGAAGACCGGGCCGCTGTGGCAGATGGCCATCGACCAGGCCAACTCCGAGATGGAGCAAGAGTTCAAGGATCCCTTGGACTACATGAATATCGTGACATCGCTCTCGCTCCCTCTCAGCATCGGTCACGAGATTGCCCGGGGTACGCCTGAGCGCATTCAGCCAGTGCCATTGACTCGCTACACCAAGACAGCGACGAGCATGTTCTCGCAGATGACAGGCATTGGCCCTCCAGAGGGCATCAATCTGGAAGGGCCTATCAGGGAGTTCTTCGACCTACCCAACTATGATCGCTTCGAGGACTATCGAAACGAACGGATGCTGGCCAGCATGGCAGCGGACGATCCGAGCATTACACGGGATGCGTTGATTGCCGGCATCGAGAAGGAAGGACCGCTACATGACGAGTCTATACGGCGGGTCAATAGCGCTCGCAACTTCGGCATCTATGCCAACCCGGCTTTCTGGGTCTTCGGTCTGGGGGGAGACACGTTCCCGACCGGGGAGGTACGCCAGCGTAAGCTCGGTGAGGAGTTCGGTCTCGCAATCACAGCCAGGGAAGTAGGCGACAGCACTGCAATCAATCGCTTCTTCGAGAAGTATCCAGAGTACGAGACTCGACTGGCCAGCTTTGACAGCCCCGAGGAACGGATGCGTTTCTTCCTGGTCGACGAGGTATGGGTCAGGTATCGAGAGCTAGGATCCGCCAACAAAGAGCTGGCACGCAATCAGCTAGGTCAGGACTTCTACGATCTGTTCCTGAACAAAGAGACTCGGAGCTATGCGGACATACCGCTTGAGCACCTAGCGTCGTGGGCTCATCTGTTGGGTGGCTACGTGCCCGAGAACGCAGAGAACCGGATCGAATACAAGGAGCTGGCACCGCCACTCAATCAACTCCCGCCGGAATACGCCGACATCATTGACACGTTCCGAGAGCAGCGCAACGTGAAGTTCCCCAACTGGTTTGCGGTGCAGAATCGCTACTTCGCAGCCGGCCCGGCCAAGAGCCAGGCCCGCAAGGATTACCTTGCGGAGTGGCCTGAGCTCGAAGCCTATTGGGATTGGCGAGAAGACCAGCTCGAAGGTAACGAGTTCTTGAAATCCTACTACCGACGCTACGATCTGGAGAACTATGAGGCCGGGTCTCTGGGCAGCCTGGGCGTGGCGGAGATACTGACCAACCCCATACTGGTGCGGCAGCTTATGGCCGATCGCTACGGCGGACAGTCCCTCACCACTGGTGCTCTGGCGGAGCTGCGTCGGATCTATGAGCTCCTGCAGTCGCCAGGCGGAGACTTCAAGGAGTGGATAGACGGGCTTGAGTTCGAGCAGGGCATTGAGCAGCAAGGGCAGCCAGGCGCCGGGGGGCTGGGCCTGCCATAGACTTGCGCTTTCCCCGAAAATCCGAGATAATCTACTATGACGCTGGAGGTACAACATGCCAAGCCAATCAGACACGGACCCAACTGACACCACCGAGGCAGGTGGCGGATCTTCCAACAACCCGGCGGGACCGGGCGATCAGGGAGCAACCGACGAGCGGGACGGTAAGACCCAAGCGACGCTGGCAGATCTGAGCGCTCTGAAGGTTGAGTTCAAAGAAGGCTTAGCCACGCAATACCAGGGTGTTCAATCACTGTTAGACCGACAATCTGGAAACCTGAAGGCAGCACGAGAGCAGGTGGACCGACAGATCAAAGCCATGGAGGCTATGGGTATCGAGGTCACGCCGGCTCAGGCGGAGCAGCTAAAGCAAGACGAAGCAGTGCGGGCTCTGACGGCTGCTGAGGAGGAAGGCCCCGACGGTAAGCCTGTCCAGCCAGGACAGAAACCCGCCGAGACCGCTCCTGCAGGTGAACAGACGCAAATGGGCAAACTGGCAATGGCCATGATGCAAGAGCAGGGTGTGGTGATTTTACCCACCGATATCGAGCTCGAGAAGATTGACCAAGAGACCAAGGATCCCAAGGTGTTCATGGACAGTATGCAAGATGCCATCGACGCCAAGATCCAGAGGCTCGCTAACCCAGACGCTACCGGCAACGGCGAAACCGAAACTGGTCCTCGGGTGAACCCGAGAGGTAAGGGCAGGAAGGCCAACACTGTTCTGCCGGAGAAGACCCCGAGCGGAGCACGGACCGGCAGCCTGGACTTCCTACAGACCGGGTACGAAGAGTCAGACAAGTTCCCATCCGGGGAATAGAACTGACCGGGAGGAAGGCAAATGCCTTCGACACTAACACTTGCTGACTATGCTCAGCTTGCTCCCACCAATATCGAGCGGGGCGTCATTGACGTCTTCCGCAGAGAGTCATTCATCCTCGACAGCTTGGGCTTCGAGGCGGCTGGCGGATTGCAAAAGACCGTCATTCGATCGGCAGGTCTCCCAGCAGTGGGATTCCGTAAGATCGGTGAAGGCTGGAGCTCATCCAAGGCTTCCTTCGAACCCATCACGGAGAGGGTGTTCGATCTCGGTGGCGACATCGACGTCGACAAGCTCTTAGTCAAGGCTGATCCATCCCAGATGGGGAAGCACACTGAGGCGTTCGTTACGGCGATCTCCTACGAGTTCAATGACTACTTCATCAACGGCAGTCCTATCGTGGATCCAGATGGATTTACGGGCATTTGGTATCGCCTCGTGAATTACCTGTCATCTCGACAGACTGTTAGTGGATCAGGGGTAGACATCTCTCCTAATGCGGGAGCTGGCCTAGCGGCCAACTTCGACACCGTGCTCGACCTTCTCGACGAGCTGGCGCATGTTGTTGATGGACATGCACCTGCGATGTTCGTTCTAAACGAGCAACTGTTCCTGCGACTCAACTCTGCATTACGGCAGAACGGGTTGTGGAGCCAGGATGAAAATTCCTTCGGCTTGCAGATCACTCGTTACGGCCCTTCGGGACCGGCGATCATCGATCTCGGCGTGATGGCGGACCAAGTAACTCAGATCATCGGGAATTTGGAGCATGATGCAGGCTCCGACTTCACGAGCGGAGACGCTACATCCATCTATGCAATGCGCACAGGTGGAATGTACCTCAATGGACTGCAGCTCTATCCGATGGATGTGAATCCAATCGGCCTGCTGCAGGACGGGGTGACCTACCGCACCGTAATCGACTGGCCCATGGGGATCATGCACGAGAACCCTCGGGCACTGGCTCGAGCTGTTGGAATTGTGGCAGCCTAGTGAGGATGGGACAAAATGTATGACACTAATCTCATGCTGCTAGACAATGCGGCTCTCGTCACCTCTGGTGGCGAGGTCACAGGTGCGTACCTGGATCTATGGGAAGTGAACGCAGACATAGGCCCACAGTTCGATGCGTATGAAGACGCTACGCCTGGGACTGGACAGGTAGTTCGTCCGCTGATCTGGAACTTTACCATTCACAGCGTCGGAACCGACGTAAGCGGTATCGTGGATATGAGACTGCAGTTCTCAGAAGATGGCACTGGAGCCGAAGAGGTAGAACATCGCTTCCCGGTCGTGGTCAACGCTGACCCTCCAGTGGTCGTCCGCCAGAGCATCTCAGTCCTAGCCCCGTACCGTTATGTGCGATACAGCTTCGGCCAAAGCACAATCAACGGCTCCGACAATATGGTGGCGAGTTTAGGTCCGACTGATGGTGGCGAGTACGCAAGTCCTGGCACCTAGTCAAGCAGCCAACCAATTGAATATCAAGGGCCGCTCCAGACGACGCAAAGGATGGTAGCGGCTCTTTCGATTCTGTCGTAGAATACAGGAACGAGTAGGCACCTTCAAAGGAGCAGTAAAATGCCACAAGCGACACCTGGAGCACGGAAGCTAGCCAAGGAGCTAGGCGTAGATCTGGACAACGTGCAGGGCTCAGGCAAGAGCGGCTACATCGTGGAGGCCGACGTAAGACGGATGGTGGTCAACGCCCCCAACGGCAGGCCCGAGCAAGGACCCCCATTCACTCACGAGATGAAAGAAGACTTTGACGGGGAAGTCTACCCGGTAAGCGAGCTGTATAAGATGCGCTTCCGGCAGGACGATCCTGTCACCGGAGACATGGTGGGCGAGGATCTATTAGCGATCAGGCCCAAGGCGGCCGGCGGGAAGTTCCGATCCCATGACGGGGTACTGGGCTTCTTCGTAGCCGATCGAGGGTACTTCGGCGAGCCCGCAGAGGTCAAACCTAAAGACGAGCCCGACGAGACTGGGCACCGTCCCGCTTTATCGGAGCCTACAACTGACGCAGCAGACAGCTTCGCAGTATCCGAGTAGCTAGAGGTAAAGCATGCAAGATTTTTGGGAACTGACTCGAGATGTAGCCAGAGAGCTATACAAGGGCGGGCTGCATTCAGGCACGTCCACGGCATCATCCACCACCACCGTTACAGATGCCACAATTCCACTGATAGAAGGTGCGGTGGACGGCGGTACGATCTGGCTGCATGACGAGGACCCTCATGTGTCTCGGATCATCTCGACTCTGAGTGCGGCAGGGATAGTCACGTTCACCCCGCTAATCGCTGCGATGACTGGAGTCCAGGCATACACGATTTTTGGAAAAGTCCACAACCGATCGACGCTAAGAGATGCGGTCAACCGGGCGCTCCAGAACATCGGAGAGTTTGCAGAGTACGACGAGTTCAGCTCTACCGGCCTCCAAGAAGATTACGACATCGCCACCCTATTGCCTAATGCCAATCGCATTATGTCGGTCGAGATATCGGCCTATTCAGACCCCAGCACAGCGGACAACCCGGCCTGGATGATGCACTACGGCTGGACGCAATTTGGTAACACGCTGAGGTTCTTGACCGACCCCCCCATCTATGACGGGACCGAGAACATTCGTATCGGATGGAATATCCCTCACCCCGCATTGACGGGTGACGCTAGCGAGATCCGGCGAGAGGTCAGCCCCCTTCGCTTGAAGTGGGAGGCCGTTGCCGAGGCATACATGCACTTGATTGGGCCTCGAGACTCCGAGAAGCTGGACGAGCAAACGCAGAATCTATACAACCGAGCATCTAAGACGGCCGGCAGGTATCCGGCCCATGGGAACCAACCGCTGCCCGAGCCCCAGCTATTTATGGGCGTGGGCTCTAGGGGTGGCGCCGCCATCAATCCCGACCTGCAGGTGTAGCCATGCCCGCCTACTCAATCGATGTCGGTCCAGACGTAGCAAACCCATCGCACCATATTGCCCTCGTGGCCGAGGATGGCAGTAAAATGGGCTTCATTCTGTGCAACTCAATCGGCGAGCGCACAGCGACATCTATTGCAAGGGCTAACCTTCAAACCACCCCGGTCAAAACGTCCACTGGCGATAGCCAATACTCGGACGCCGAGCTTCCATTCGTTGTGTCTGCCCAGCAGAGTTACACGGGCGGGCTAGGACAAGAGCGGTTCGAGGACAATCGAACCAAGTACCACACAGGCTGTAGAGTGCAGAACGTCAACGGCAAGATGGTCTTGGGCCCACGTGAGCACTTTACGACAGGCTATCAACCGATGGTGATTTCTCAGCCAGCGCCAGGCCGATACCAATCCTACGCCGGTCGGATAGGGCGCATGAAGTGGACCCAGGGCGACGATCCTAATGCAATCTCCACTCTGTTCACCACAGAGGATGCAGTCAGCCCCGACTCTTTCTTTTTGTTTGGCAAGGCGATTGGTAGCAACACCGGGCCCGACGAAGACATAGACGCTGCGCACATCATCCATTGGGAGATCCGAGACGATGATGCAGGCGGGTCCGAACCTGGAACACTGGTGGACTCGGGAGCCAGCAAATTCACCATTTACCCAGACGAGATCATGCGTTGGATGGATGTTTTAGAAGACGGCCTACCCAACCTTGCCGCTACTACAAATTACTGGCTGACTCTGTACCCTAACTCAAATGCAAGCGCAGACAACCATATTGAGCTGGGTTTTTGGCAGGATCCCGACGCCGGCACGTCTGTAATATCGTCCGATCTAGGGACAAACTGGGGCGCCTACCCCGACAGTGACCACCAGCTCATGTTTCGCATTGTGCAGGAAGACTTAGACTATACGGGTTGGTACTTCTTCTACCGTGAGCAGCTCTATTGGATAAGCCGACCCACAACGGGTGCGCCGACGCTCTTGATGAATGGATGGCGAGGAGTCTGCGATGCCAACGACGCTCAACTAGGCAAGCTGCTAGACGCTACTCAAACAGGGTGGGCAGGCGATGCGGTAGTAGGGTGTGTGGTCTGGGTGTTCGCAGGGCCTGGTAGCGACGAAGAAACTCCTTTTCGTCGAGTGACAGCTAGCGTCAGTGGCGAGCTGACGTGTGATGGCAACTGGTTAGTTCCTCACACGATCGACACCGAGTATGTGGTACTGGGGGCTGACGTTTTCTTCCCGATCGCAACGTCGATCCCTCACCCACCGACTGGAAGGCCAGCAATAGGGGTAGGTGGTAGCCCGCCGCAAGACGATCAGGTGATAGCCTACATTCCTCAAGGGCACAGCGCCGGACCCATCTGGATGTTCCGGCAATACAACAACGCCGGTACATTCACTACACAGGATAAGAGCATCAACGATGCAACGGGCGCCGCCGGTAACTACCGCTGCAAGCTGATGATAAATGTGCAGGACGACACTAAGGGGCCCATCTTGGTAAAGCTGGAGGACAACAATGCCAGCGGTAGCACGGGGCTGGTGTCCGAGACCAGGAAGCCGGGAACCTGGACTGAGCAGCTAGGGTGGGGCGGCGACGAGTGGATGGGAGACAGCGAGCCGTCAAGCCTAGTGAGTGGCATAGAGTATGTGGACCCCCGTACTGATGCGAGAGTTGCGTGGGCCACCAGCAGGGGAGAGTTGTTCGCAAGAGAAAGCGGAGAAATACCTGGTCTCTGGGCTTCGATCCTCCTACCAGAGCTCAAGGCGTTTGCATCAGAACGAACAGGCAAGGCGGTTGCGGTATGGAATGCGTCGCTATTTCTGACGCTGGCAGGGGGCCTGCTTGAAAAGCTGAGCGGAAATCAGTTGATTGACGTAGGGCCCACAAAGGACAAGGGACTGCCTCTTTGGAGGAGGGGAGAGATCGAGGCGCTAGCATCTTATCCTGGGCAACTATTTGTGGCGACATCTCCACCGCCCTCAACGGGTACCTTCTCAACTATTACACGGCTGACGGGGCTCGACAGCCACGACCCAATCTATGAGAGCGGGCCGTGGCGGCGCATAACAGACATGATCGTGCAGCGTATGCCGGCCGAGCTTAGTTTCGTCGGAGTGAATAGCAGGCTCTGGTTTCAGGAGGGCACCGATCTTATGTGGGTTGACCTGCCCAACCAGGGTGCCAACCCATTGACCGACTCCAATTATCAGTATGCGGCGGAGGGCTACGTTGAAAGCAGCCGTATCTATGCCAATCTTGACGACAGACTCAAGGTGTATTCATCACTCAAGGTAGTGTCCGACGGCTTGCAACCCGCAGTGGCAGATCCAGGGGGGCCGGACGGAACAGTTTGGATTGACCCAGAATATGAGGTGGACGCAGACAATGGGGCCGGGTCGCTAACTGCCGTGTACGGCGGGCGAATCAACATCTCACCATCACATGAGGTTTATCTGACCAATTACGACAACGACGCAGTAGTGCCGGTGCGAGGCAGATACCTCAGAACAAGGCTCAAGCTCAACAGCATCCTTGACACAGTGACACCCGTAGTGCGTGCTACCCTGATCGAATCTCTCCTCGGCCTGCCGAATAAATACTCCTTTCGGGGCACGGTGTTGTTTGAGGACAAACAGCTTGATCTAAACAACAACCCATACACAGACGAAACGGCCTGGGAACAGGCCGGCAAGCTGCAGGAATATGCAGAGAGAGGGGAGGTCTTCACTCTCGAGTGTATATCGCCTACGCTGGACGGGGCAAAGGTGATTGTCTCACCAGCAGAGGTGGGGCCGCTGGCGGAGTCGACGGATTCAGTCACGACCGAGGAAGGGGTAGTTATAGAGCGCTTGCTAGGAACGCTCCCCATCATTCAGGTGATTCTGCCTGACCTCGGGTTGATCTGATGTATCAGTTTCCGGTCGCCAAAGCGGCGAAGTCCGCTAAGCAAGAGCGACAAAGAAAACTAAAAGACGACAAGTTAGAGGAGCGACTGCCGACCGTCATACAAGGAAAACCCGTCAACTCAGTGGAAGAAGCTCGCATTGCTGTCGGGTTGGAGATCTTGGGCTGGAGGTTCGTTTATCAAAAGGCTTACTATGGTGGTCGGTCGACGGCAGGCGGAATCATTGTCGATTTTTTGGTCCTGACGCCGGGATCTGCCACGCCGCTCTTGATGCAAAGCCGTTATTGGCATACAATCAGGGACAGGCGAGCGAAGGACTTTTATCAGATTAGCCGGCTGAGCAGGATACCTAACTTGGCAAATCCAATCGAGATCTGGGATTACTCTGTGAGAACCATACAACAGACAGTTCGCACACTGGTAGCCGTCTTGGGAAACCCATAGTGTCAAACAAAGGATACAGCTCAGAGCTACTGGAGGTGGCCTAATGGAACAGGAAGAACCAACCAGCGTGCTACTCAAACGTCAAAGCATCGAGGATCCACAGAAGGAGCCCTGGAAATACCTCACCACACTGTTGTGCCCCCAGATAAACCTGTATCGGGCCTTGGCTGAGAAGGACAAGATTGTCGGCTCAGTGCTCGAGGTCGGTTTCGGGACCGGAGCTCAGGTGGTGCAGTATGCACACAAAGCAAACTATGTTGACGCCATCGAGGTCGGCATTGCGGCGGTGGCGTTTGCTAAGCTGGCGTGGCCCATACCCAGTGTGCACTGGCTCTATGGGGACATCTGCCTCTGGGACGCTCCGGATATGTACGACACCGTTCTGTGCTTCGAGGTGCTGGAGCACACGACAGATCCCGAGGCTGCCATCCGCAACATGGCAGCCACGCTTAGACCGGGTGGCACAGCCCACCTAAGCGTGCCTCACAACGATCCCGGCGTTGAGCTGCACAAGTGGAGGTGGACGCCGGATGATTTCAGGGACGATCTCCTGGTGTACTTCAAGCAGGTAAAAGTGAAGGCGTCCGGCCGTCTGATCTTTGCGGAGGCTAGTGCCAATGCTTGACTGCATTGAGTGGGAGGGTGCCACGCAGGGGGACGGATACGGGGCAAGACGAATTGATGGAGTGTTGCATTCCGTTCATCGGCTGGCCTGGCAAGAAGCCAACGGACCAATCCCTAGCGGCCTGCAAGTGCTACACCATTGCGACAACCCTCCCTGTCATAACCCCGACCATCTATTTTTGGGGACTCAGTCCGACAACATGAGAGATTGTTTGGCTAAGGGTCGGCACGCCTCCGGCCATATGGTTGGCGAGAACCACGGAATGTCCAAATTGACGGAGGAGCAAGTTCGATATATCAAAGAGATCAAGGTCACAAGGCCATACACGGGAGTGCTGGGTCGAGCCGCAGACGAGTTCGGGGTAGCAAGGGGCACGATAGACGCCATAAGAAGCGGAAGGAATTGGAAGCATGTTGGAGCTTAGTACTCGCACAGATATTAGTCGCTTCAACAACTCTCGGCCAGCCGACGACACGATCAGGCCGATAGACTTTCAGCGCATGGTCGATCAGGGTGTTGACGGTGTTTGCGTTCGGAAGTCTATTGGACGTTTCCATGATCCGGCCTTCGAGATGAACTGGCAAGGAGCTGGAGATGCCGGACTCAGACGCACAGTTTATTCCGTGCCTTATATCCGTTTCGACATAGGACCACAGCAGCTCGTGATGAGCACTTGGCCGAGCGGGGGCGTGTTCGACGGCAGAGTAGACGACCCGGCCTGGGCTGACATAGAGCGCAAACACGACCTACCGCTGAGCGTAGCAATAGCCAGGACACTAGATTTTATGTACTCCATGAAAGACACTTTTGGGGAGTGCGAAGTGTACACCGGCAAGTATGTTTGGCAAGACTTCTACTCTCGCAGGCCGGGCTGGCACAAAGACTGGGCGCTCGTAATAGCGCAATATCGCAAGGATCTGTACTTGAAGGGCGTGGCTGCGGCAAAGGACATGGTAGCAAACCAGGTGATACATCCAAACGTGCCCGAGGGATGGTTGCGAGATCGCACGGGCAACACGATTCCGTCAGAGCTGCGTTGGGAGCAGTGGCAAATTTTCGCAGACGGCGACAACTTGGGCAACGAGTATGGTTGTCCAAGCAGGGACATTGACATTAGCTTCCGCCAAGGCAAGCTACTTCCTCCGCCTCCGCCTGACGATAGCGCCCTAGAGGATCTTGTAGTATCGTTGAGAGAAGCCTGGGGCGTAGCAGGTGACGTTCTAACTGAGATTGAGGAAGAAGTCAGCGTATGAATGGATCGTTGAAGCGAAGGGCGACAGCTATCTACGAAGGCAAATATCTGGCCGACGACAGCGAGAAGCTAGATGTGCTGCTCGGTCTGACGCTGGATGTTCACGAAGTAGTCTCGGGCGAGGGCGGGCACGAGGAGCGCCTTGGAGTGCTGGAGGTATATCCGCAGACCCTCCGGCGTGTAGCGAAGCTCCTGATCGGCCTGGGCGCCCTAGCGGGTGCGGTAGTAGCGATCGCTGCACTTGCGGGTTGACACACCCGCTAAGTATGGTATATTCTCATTGTTGCAACATGAACAATCAGGCCGAGAACAAACCCAGAGGAACACATGCCACTAATATCTAAGATCCGATTGCGCTATCAGCGTCGTATCGGCTTTCCCGGCTACAGCCACCTAGAGCTGGAGATCGAGGAAGAAATTATCATTGAGGAAGGCGACACCCCCGAGTCTATCGAGAAGTTCGCTCTCTCCCGCATGGGGCTCGGCGTCAAGACAGAGATGCAGCCAGTGGTTGACCTTTACAGGACAGCGACGGGTGCAGTGCCAGTCGAGGTTATCGACTCCCCGACCGACGCACTCAAAGCCGAGGCCGCAGCAAGTCGATCGGCTCGCGAGGCGAAGGAGAAGGCCAAGGCAGCCACAGGACAGCCCACCCTGGACGGTGTGCTTGACGAGCGCGAAGATCTGCCAACAGAGCGTGAGCCGGCCCGAGACATGCCAGTCTACAGCGAGGAAGGCAAGCGGATCCGGGGCATGGGTCAAAAGGCTTTCAAGATAGCAGAGATCAACGAGGCGTGGGAAGCGCTGGTAGCAGCAGAGATCGTGGACACCAAGCCGGATTACTCAAAAGGCGCAAACCAAGATAGGCAGGACATCCGGGCATGGCTGAAAATGACTCCACTGGATCCTAAGTTTTCTAAGCCGGAGCTGGACATAGTGGTAGAGAGCTACGATAAGTGGCGGGGTCAGGGACTTACGACATCGGAAGCAATGTTGGAGGTAGGAAATGACTACATCGGAGTCTACGGATCAACTAGCGACGACAGCGATTCCAATACTGGAAGCGGAAGTGAAGAAGCTGAGAGCGGCGAGGACGAAGATAAGCCAGTCGATCAAGGCGACGGAGGGACTGATCCTGATGTTGAGCCAGGAGAGTCCGGAGAACAGCCTGGAGGCGATAGCGAAGGCGACGGAGAACAGCCCGGAGGCGCCGAAGTCGAAGCCAAAACTGAGTGAGCACCCAGCAATCCAGACCTACCGGGACGTGTTCCACACGTACCCGAAGGTGCCAACCTACCCCACGATCATAGAGGCAGTGGGCGACAAGCCCGAAGATCTGGAGGTCTGGCGGGCGTGCTGCACCTTCTGGCTGGGTGTTGGCTGGAACCCCCAGAACATCACGGGCCAGCTCGAGCGCTTCAACCAAGAATGGCTGGACGCAGGACCGGGAGCGGCCCATGAAGAAGTAATCGACGGCGTGCTATACAACGTCTATCCAGACGGGACACGAGAGCTTGCAACCGACTCTGATTGACCACGATGCTGAGCTGGCGCTGATAGGTGCTGCCCTGATGGGCACCGTCTCGCCGGCAGGTCCCGAGGTATTCAACAACAGCCTGCACCGTGACATCTGGCGCCGGGTCAAGGAGCTGGAGCTACGGGGCGAGCCGATCGACCTGCTCACTGTTGGAGAGCACAGCGCCGACTGGTACTCCACGCTGACCAAAGCAGCGGCGTCCGTTCCATCCCTTATGCACGTCGACACCTACACAAGTAGACTGGGCGACCTAGCCGCCCGGCGCAGTTTCATTCGTGCGAGCGAGATTGCTGTAAAAGAGATCTACAACACCCAGGACAACACCCTTGACGCAGTGCTGGGGCGGCACTACTCGAGGACGTCGGGCATAGCGCACGGAGATCTCGGGGGCGCCCGACTTCTGGATGTTGGCCATGTGGTAGACAGCACCGTGGCGGCACTAGCGGAACCGCAGGACGTGTGGGGCATTAGGACCGGCTTCAACGAGATTGACATCGAGCTGGGTGGGCTGCACCCTGGCGAGAGCCTGATCCTGGCCGGCATGCCTGGCGCCGGCAAATCAATGCTCACTACACAGCTATGCTTTCAGATGGCAGGAGTTGAATTCTGGCCCATGCAGGCGCTGTCCGACCCAGTGCCAGGGGCCATGTTTCAAATGGAGATGAAGGAGCCGGCCATCATACGGCGGGCAGCCTGTGGAATCGCACGAGTCAGCCAGCGCAGAGTGATGACCGGCAAGCTGGACGGTAGAGAGCAAGACAGGTTTATGGCCGCACTCGAGACCATCGCCAAGGCGCCTGTATATATCTCCGACCGGACTGACTGGGACACGCCCAGGCTAACGGTAGAGGTAGCCGGCCTCATGCGTGACCACGGCATTCGGTGGGTGCTTGTAGACTACGCCAGTCTCTTGAAAGATCAGTCGGAGAGCGAGATAGGGAGGGAGCGCAAAATATCCCAAGGGCTCGCAGACATGGCAAAGCTGGGGGTAGCAGTGATTGCAGTTGAGCAGCTCAACAAGAGTAAAAAGTTATACGGTAGTATACAAAAAGCATACGATGCTGACGTCATTCTAATGTTGACAGGGGTGGGCGGGAAAGACACACCAAAAGACAAGCGTCGGATCAAGGTCGAGAAGGCCAGGGAGGCAGACCGATCGCTCCAGTTCTACATGAAATTGGTGGGTGCGCAGAAGCGTTTTGAGCCATGGGAAGACGCACCGGAAGTGGTGGACGTTGAAGAAGTCCCGTTCTAGGGAGGGCTGGTACGGCTGGAGTGTGGACAAACTGGCAGAAAGTAGCTATCTCGACCGGGTAATGCTATCATTCTGGGACGAAGCTCAGTACCACGAGTTCAACAAAAGACACCGAGGGCAGTACACAATAATCCACACCTTGAATAACCCGACAAACGAGAGGTTCCACGTCTGGGTGGAGAAGAACAAATCGGCATCGTGGGTGACAAACCACAACAAGGGACAAAGGAGCCACAGTGTCAGAGTCAAGAAAATCTAAACTCAAGGTCAGCGAGATCGTCAGCCTGGCCGGGCTGCTCCTCGGCATTGTTGTCCTGCTGTCGATGGTTGGCATGCTTGTCGGCCCTCGGCTCTGGGAGATGTACGGGCCTGCAACCCCTACGCATGAGCCTGAGTGGAGAGACATCCGGCAGATCTACACTCCCTCCGATACGATGGTGGGGTGTGTGGACACCACGCTGCAGCTAGGCCCTGCCCAAGAGAAGCTCTACTTCTACTCGGCAATGTCAGTGGCGCTGGAGATGGACCTGATACCCGGCATGAGCGAGAAAGAAAACCTTGATGATTTCCGGGTTGCGTGGATCTGGAGCTCAGAAGAAGGGCTCAAGTACGCCCTAGTAGTAGAGGGTGCAGTGGCACTGGAATTTGAGCTACTGTGCACAATCCCCAACGAGGACAACAGCGGCCCCGGCTTGATAGTATTTGAATCCGTGGAGATAAAGACCCTTGATAGATAGAATCCTTGCTGTATTTTCAGACTTGCATGGTGGACACAAGCTGGGACTGATGGTTCCAGGTACGAAGGTCGTCGACGAGAGCCTGGTTCAGACCGATTGGGGGGTGTTCACAGACACCACAGAGCGGGCGCTGCATCAGAATCCCGTGCAGGTCTTCCTAGCTGACACCTACCGAGAGCATCTAATCTGGCTGCACAAACTAGCCAATGGCCGACCCATTGACGTAAAGATAAATGGTGACATCACGCAAGGCCGGAAGTACGTGCGAGAGTGGGTGAGCACCAGGGAAGCAGATCAATTCACCATTGCCTACTACTTCCTAAAGATGCTGCTCGAGCTGCCCACCGTAGCGAGCTTCGGGTTCATCGCCGGCACACCCAGCCACGAGATGGAGGAGATGACAGCTCCGATAATCCTTCGTGAGCGGTTGCAGGCCGAGACCGAGATCCCCATAAAAATAGCCAACCACTCGCTCGTGACAATCAACGGCACTGTATGGGACATGGCACATCACGGCCCTATCCCTGGCGGTCGACGCTGGCTCGAGGGCAACGGGCTGCGCTGGTACATGAACGACATGCAGCAGCGTGAGCTCGATCTTGGCCGCACACCTCCGGACTGGGTGGTGCGCTCGCACTACCACACCCTGGCTCATGCAACATCTGACTATCGAAAGGCCACCACACTCTATAAGACGCAGGGAATCTTGACCCCTGGCTACACAGGGATGGACGGCTATGGCCACCAGGCCACCCGGAGCAAGTACGAGGTACATGTAGGGATGGTAGCCTGGGAGATCGACGCCAACGGCAACACACAGCTCCGACCCAAATTCAAGATCATCGACACCCGACACAGGGAGGTAATAGAGTGAGCCAAGAGAGCATGTTTGCTGCCATCGAGAAGGTAATGGCAGAGCGGGTAGGAAAAACAGGGGGGTACACAGTACCCGACAAGGTACTAGACGTGCTGAGTGTGTCACCCGAGCCTATGTCGTCTAGGGAGATAAAGCTGGTGCTTATGAGGCTGAAACAAGCCCACAGTCAAACAACAATATCGACAGCCGTAGGAGGTCTGATAGACCTGGGCAAGATAGAGTTTGTGGGCAAGGCGCAAAGAACGGTCAGGCAAACGGTCCATACGGTCGGCGTCTACAGAGCAGTGACCAAAGATGCCTAAGAAGATCAAGACCACCGCAGCCGACCGTAAGTGGGCCAAGCTCATCAAAGAGCGGGACCATTGGGCGTGTCAGCGATGTGGAACTGTCTACCCAAAGAAGTCCCGAGGGTTACACGCCGCTCACATATTCTCCCGTCGATTCAAGCGCACTCGCCACGACCCTATCAACGGGGTGGCTCTTTGCTTCGGCTGTCATGCACACTTCCACAGTAACCCGATAGAGTTTATGGCGTGGGCAGAGGAGCACCTGGGCGAGCGCACATTCAAAGAGCTGATGGGTAAAGCACGCAAACTTGCGGTCAACTGAGCCCCACGCCGGATTGCTTATGGGGACCCCGCTGCCTCGACCCAGCGGCCCATCGGTTCCGGCGTGCGGCTGAGAGGATCGCATGGAAAACAACTTAGTACTTCAAGGACGCAAGACAGGAAACAAGCGCAAGCACATGAGCGTGCGCCAGCGTCTCAAGCACACCATAAGGGTAGCGGACAGTCTCAATCAGCTACTGGGTGCAGCCAACAGGAAGATGGTGGAGCAGCATGCAGAGATCCAGACAGCTCGCTACGCAGCCAAGTGGTATCGAGAGCGCTGGATATTCACGATGATTGCCCTCATCATAGTGTTCGGGGTGGTGGCTCTTGTCCTGGTCTAAAGAAGACATAGAGCTATTGAAACAAAACACCGTCGAGGTCTGCCCGAATCCAGAGCGGACCATCATCCAATCCAAAAGGTTTGGGCTGGGGGTCTACGACCCCTCGATAGGAGAGCTAGGTTTTCCGGCACAGAAAGTGGTGGTCATTCCGGCACTCCACGCCTTCTCGTACACAGGGCGGCCAGGTCACATCCACGACTTCCGATTTCGTATATCACTCAACATGAACTGAGGGTACAATGGCGATCGATTATGCGGAGAGACTTGAGATGGCGATAACAAGCAAGACGGTGAGCAGGCTATACTTTGCAGCACTAGAACTACTGGAAGCCTTGGACGAAGCGGGAATAGCAGTGCTACCCGACGAGATAGTGTTGCAGGAGCCCGAGCTAGAGAGCGTGGAGAGACTGCGCACGGCCGTCGAGGCGTACCAGGGAGAGGAACTGACCAACAGTGGAAGTGACAATAAAGACTAGCGATATTGACACTTGGGATACAGGGGTGTCCGTAGGGACAGACCTGAAAGAAAACCTTGACACCGTACACATGAGCCTTGGGGTGCTAGGTCTGCATCTGTGCCCGATCAGGAAGGCCGGCGGCCAGGACCCAGAGAACCAAAGCCAGACCGTCACAGCATTAGCTAAGGCGATCGGCATTGATCGCTCGTGGCTCTCCAATGCAATATCAAATGCCCAATTTTATGCTGGGCACTACGAAGACGTCCCTCCACAGGCCACCATCGGACAGCTCAACCGAGGCCGCAAGCTGACGGGGTGGACAACCAAGCTCGACAAACCCCCAACCAAAACGCAAATCAAGAAAGCCATGAAGTACTTGGAGGGCGAGGTAGACGAGCCGGCCAAGGTGTCACCTACCGCCATAGCGTACGTGCGTGGCGCCAGGGGCAAGCTAGTCAGGGCGCTCGAGCACGATGACCCGCTAACACCCCAAGAAGTGACTAGCGTAGAGCAGGCTAAGGATGAGCTCGACATAGTAGACAGCCACTACGAAAGCGAGGACGAATGATGGGTGAAATGAGTCTGTGGATGCGCCTTAGAGGATGGGTTGCACGTTGCGTCTACCCCGAAATCTTCGAGTGGTACTACGAGAGCGAGGACGAATGAAGGCTGAGAGAGTTCATCCTTTAGTAGAGCCACCAAAGAAAGGCGACAAGGAACCCGTCACCGACCTGGATCGCCAGATCTGGTGGTTTATGGGGCTGCCTTCCACGAACCACTGGCACATGACGAAGATGTGTATGCGGATCGCCAGGTGGACACCGACGCACTGGACGATGCTCGAGTCCCCGCCTCTCAAAGTCAACAGGCTTCGGCGGGAGATGATAAAGTTCTTTATGAAGAAGTCGAAGAACCCGAAAGACACACTGGTAATGCTGGACATTGATCACCTGCACCCCAACACTGTAGTAAAGGATCTGGTGGGCGACGGCCAGTTCCCGATACACTGTGCTCTGACCTTCAAGCGAGCCCCCACCCTGCCGGTTCCTATGGCGATGGACTACATCAACGGATGGGAATCGAGCCCTGCCATGTGCTCGCAGTTCACACCTGGCGAGGTCTTGAAGTGCGATCGAGGGGGCACAGGAGCAATAGCCATTCAGCGCCAGGTATTCGACGCGATCATAGCGCTAGGCTACCCCATTGAAAAGATGTTTATCTACAAAGACGGAGAGGACTGCGACAAGTGGTTCGCTCGACTGTGCACTCAGGCCGGGTTCAAGCAATATGTCAACACGGCAATCGAAAGCCCTCACTTCTCCGACGTGCCGGAATATATCAACTCTGAAATGTGGGACAAGTGGGCAAAAGAGAAAGGACACGGAGGGATAGTCAGAGATGCTGAACATACATGAGATCAGAAGGTATATTGGTGTCGTCGTACTGCTGGCGGCAATCGAGATCGTCGTACTGGCCGTGATGATGGCCGGGATATGGAGGTTGGCAGATGGAATGGAGAACACAAACACCGTTCTACTGGGTCCGGTCGGGGTATCTGGTGGATGCTGCATCCTACGGTGCGAAAACGCTGGCGAACCTGCGGCTGATGTACGATATCCTACAGTCACACCTACTCCTGCCGCTTGCCAGGTGGATACCGCAACACCGGGGGTCGCGAGTACAGATACACCCGATCAGCCCACTCCACAAGCGACTCCGACTTCAACTGCGTTACCCGAACCTGAACCTACCGCTACCTCGGTGGCAACTTCATCGCCTGTTCCAAGCTCAACACCCAACCCTGACCCTGCCGCTACGAACGAGCCTGACCCTACGGCGAAACCGAAGTGTAACCATGGCGGAGGCAATGGGTCCGAGGGCTGCGATCCAGGGCGAGACCCAACCCAGGCGAACAACGATGGAGACCACACACCTGAGCCATGAAAATAGCATAAGGGCCGCCAGTCGCAGGGTATCTGGCTTAGCAATGCACTTGAGGGAGTTCGAGCATGACCAAGTTCGATCCGCCAAACTTCATTATCAAGAAGGGCTACGAGGATCAGGACCTCGGGCTCAAGGGCGGGCCAGTCAAGGAAGACACCCGGAGCTGGAGGGAGAAGGCCGGCAAGAGGCGGTCATTCGGGAGTCCCAGTGGCGGCTGGCCAGAGTTCGACAAGGGAGGTAACGTGGTAAAGAGACGAACGGATCCGGCGCCAGTAGAGAGCAAGACCCCCAAGGGTTATGCGTATGTCTGTTTCCTCTGCGCTGATGAGGCCGGGATGGCTGATGAGTTCAACATCATGCAGTCGGCCCTATTGCTGGGCACCTGTGACGTGTGCGGCAAAGAGAACGTCAGTCGCATGGGCACAGAGGCGGCACGCTACCAGGCTCTGCTCGATCAAATAGGCATCGACAGTGGCGACACTGCCTAGCGGTCGCTACGTAATTGTCGACACGAGCGATGCGTACGTGCGGGGAGCCCTAGTAGACTCCCTGCGCTTCAAGGCCGAGCTCGACGACGGGGTATACCCGAAAGGGACTATTATCGAGCACGTACTGAGTGGCAAGATTTTCGTGGTTGACATAACAGCCCAACTATACCCGTTCGGGGCACTTACAACGATACAGAAGGACCGAGCCGAGAGATACCGAGCGCAGCACTGGCCCAATCCAAAACATCGGCCCAAGCCCAGGCGCCGGAAGTAGCGCCCACGTCGTACTTGTGCGATAATGGGCAGACAACAAAAGGAGAGCGGTACATGGACACAATAGTAGGGTTTCTGCAATCACTTCCGAACGTGCTAGGTCCAGTCATCTCGACGGGTATGGGGCTCATCGTCCTAGATCTGGGGCTGGGAGTAGCAATCGCACTGCGTAAGGGTGTGTTCCAGTGGGAGAAGACCATTATCTTCTACCGCACCAACGTATTTCCCTTCGGTATAGCGGCTATTGTCATTGCCGCTGCAGCGCAGTTTATCAGCGCAGATGTACTACCGGCATACCTCGCAGATCCAATCGCTGACCTGGGCACCCTGATAGGTGTGGGCCCCATGTTTGCTTACCTGGTATTGGGATCGATCATCCCTAATGTTCGAGCACTGGTGCTCGGCAAGTACAAGTGGGAGATCCAGTTCCCGGCCATCGCTGCACTTGACGATGCAGACAAAGAGGCAGTACCGCAGCCATCAGAAGGATGGGTAGAGGCTAACGAGAAGGCGGCCGTGGCTCCAGCGTACGAGGGGCCATTGCCCGGAGCAGTGGTTGCAGCGTCATTGCCCGATGACGCAGTGGACATAGCTGCCTTGAATGAAGACGGCACGGCAGTCGACCGCTACGATCCAGAGACATTGAACCATGTTGGATCAGAGAGCGTCCCCCCAAAAGCTGGGGCGGATCTCTAAGAACACGAGGTAAGCGCACCAAGTAGTGTGAGACCGTGGGCTCGGACGCCCCTTTGTCAGGGCCCGAGCCCACTCCAAAGGGAGGTAGACATGAGACAAGTAGAACTAGAAGCAGTCATCGCAGGTGGCAGTGCCAATTCAGGCGGCATCAATGTCAAGGGAGCGATGGTCGTCGGGATCTATACCGACTCCGATTTCGCAGGTGCAGCCCTAGCAGCCGAGGTCTCCAACGACGGGGGATCTACCTGGTTTGACGTACAGACAGCAGCCGGCGTCGATGTTTCAATCATCATCGGAGCCAGTGAGTTCTCTCGTTTGGATCCTGCTGACTGGGCCTTCGCTGAGACGCTACGCTTTGTGTCCGATGGGGCGCAGGGTGGCGGCACACCCTCTACCCTAACAGTCGTTGTCCTGGCAGACTAAGCATGATGATCAAAGCTAAGCGCCGAGAAGCTCAGCGGCGTTTGCTCCTGTTCTCGGGGGCACGGCCAGCAATCGCTTATGGCACCTTGCTATTCGTGGACCTATTCAACGACTCCGACGGGGTGGGGCTAGACGCACACACACCCGACCTAGACCTGGCCGGCAACGGATGGGTTGAGCAGGCGGGCACTTGGGAGATCCAGGGTGACACACTTGAATTGCAAGACCAAGTGGTGGCAGACTACGCTGCGACCGTAGACATTGACCGGACGACAGACTTTGAGGTTGAGTTTGAGATCACTCAGATATCCCTGATTGACCACAACATACAGCTACTCCTTCGCTATGTCGATTCGAGCAACCTGATTAGGCTACTTTTGTTCGAGGGTGGGGATTGGGATCTACAAGACACAGGTGGGGGGGACGGGCTATTTGCGAATGGAGCCGGCCTGCGCCTGGTAGTCGGCAGCGTGGTGAGGGTACGACTTGAAGCTAACACGTTCTCCGTATATCACAACGATGTACTGCAAGGATCGGGCACGAGCTCATCGCACAGCGCAGCGACGACAATAGGGATCAGGGACAGAGACGTAGACGAGGTAGTACAGACTAGGTTTGATAACTTCATCGTGAGAGAGTAGACATGGCAGGCATCTTTGACAACTTCCTTGAGCAGCTTATCCCGGCCATGGGTTCAGGCATACGTCAGTGGAACATAGGGACCGAGCCCATCAGGGACTACTTCAATCCCGTGCTCGGGTTGGGGGATCCGGAACGTCACAAGCAGCTTGTGTCGGCGCTGACGGGCGGACAGACAGCCAGGCAGGTACTACTGGGCGAGCTCGGAGATCTCAAGTTTCAGCAGGGCATCGATCAAGCCCTCGACGCAGCCGGTGGTATAGCCTCGTTTGTTGGTGACATTCAGCCTGACATCCTTAGCTATCTCTTTCAGAAGCCCTACCCCTCCGAGGGAGAGTTTCGGGAGAGGCAAGGGCCTGGTCTTGGCCAGGCTAGGAACCGCAGGGGCAGGAGAAAGAAAGGCACCCCACCTCCCAGCACCATACCTAACTACACACCGGGCAGAGCATAGTGACCGTACCCAAGACACTTACTGACTACGTAAAAAGGGGACCGTTCGATGAGATTGACACCCCCTTCTCCGCAGTAGACTACCTGATCCCGTCGCTGCGCAAGCTGGCCAAGTTCGATGGCTCCTTCATGCGAGAGCCCGTAATTTGGGAGAGTGCGCCCCCGAGAGATCGACCGAGTCTGCTGGCCAATCATCTCGAGCAGCGTGGCTTCTCAGTGATAGCCTTCTCCGGTATTGACTACTTCCAAGGTGCCCCCGACCGAGACAGCTTCGATGTGATAGTGACCAATCCTCCCTTCTCCCTCAAGGAGCCATGGGTGACGAGAACCATGAGCTTCGGCAAGCCGTGGGCTCTACTACTACCAATCACTGCACTGGGCTGCAGGCGCAGCAATCTCAATGTCTACCTATCTGAGTGCCAGATCATCCTGCCTCCCAGGCGGGTTGACTTCGTTGGTAAGAAGCGGCCATGGCAGTATGTAGCGTGGTACACCTGGGGGTTCAACCTGCCGGGTGGCAACCTGATCCCGGTCGACGACGATGGCCAACCGCTAGAACACAAGAGCTATCTTGACTCGGACCAAAGCGACAGTATGATTGTTGCATCTGAAACAATCAGATGACATCTTACATCGAACGCACACCTAACCTAACACTCCTGCTTACTGCAGTTCTCGACTTCGGGGATGGCCCATTCGAGGACTGCATTGTGATTCAGGTCGAAGATCGCCTCGGGCAGATCATCACCCCCGATCCAGAAGCAACCGAGGAGATGCAGCAAAGGATCGACGATAGGTTGCAACACTACAGCACCAAGAGGAGGCTGGACAACGACATCCACGTGCTTCCCCTCCAGTCGGGCGACTGCACCCATGGGCTACCCAAGTTTGTTTGCACAATCTGTCAGCAGCCAGGAGGCGACTATGCCTGACGCACCGGAGCCCGTGAACGCCAAGCAGGGTGGCATCTGGTATGCGCTCTACTTCAATGGCTACACCGACGACGAGATCTCAGCGTGGTTCGAGGAGAAGCACGGCTACAAGCCTAACGTCATCATTCACACGGGCGGTGGCAAGCTGGCCGGTCCACTGGCGTACGATCCAAAGGAGCCGAAGCATGACTGACAAACTGAGCGCAAGTGAGCGCATGCATAGGTCGGCGCTAGACACTGACCCTGAAATGTTTATCGCTCTTAGTTCCGATGCTACACATGAATTGGCCGACGAAGTAGCCACCCTCGAACAGCGGGCGGAGTGGATGAAGCGTGTCCTAACAAGCATGGACAGTATTACTTGGATGCGTTGGGTCGAAGGCCCTTACTACGCAACGGGCGACATGAACGAGCTTGAGTTTTTTCGAGCCCTCGCAGAGGAGTAAGACAGTGCCAACTAGAGCATCACTGCTAGCAGCAGGTCTGGATCCAGACGAGGCTCGAGCCAGGAAAGTGTGCTACGTGTGTGACGAGCCGTTGACCTCTGGCCTCTGTCAGCGTGACGAACCCACCCCCAAGGCAGCACGCAAGGGTGTGGTCCTGGGTGACAGACACCGGGCCTGTGAGCCCAGTGAGCACGCCGACAGCTCGAGGAAAGTCTACTTGGGGGTAGGCTGATGGATCAAATCAAGACCCACATATCGGGCATGGAGGTCGACGTAACCAAGGACATCTTTGCCAAGAACATCACCATTGACTTCTTTGCAGGAGGCAAGCAGAAGATAGGCTTCGTCAGGTTCAGCAAGATCACCGACGCTACCTACCTGTTCGAGCTCAACATCAAAGGCAAGAAGGTAGGCTTGAGCTACACCATTCCCCAAGAAGGCGTGGACACGAGCGAGTACGACGACCCAACCAGGCCCCCATACCAGGAGAGCTGATGGAGAGTAGACGACAGCGAGTACACGGATGCAGCCCATCATGACGCTATCGATTGAGGATAGGGCAGAGCAACAGCCCTTTACTGTCGCAGAGAGCGGCTGGTTGCACGGAATATGGTACTGCAGTACAGCCTGGCAGAAGGCGAAGCTGCACGGGCAGTTCCCCGGCAACCTCTGGAAGCGCTTCCGCTCTCTGTTCCCCGACGTAGACGACAGCAAGCTGCTGCATCTGTGCTCGGGGACCGTTCAGACACCAGAGGTACGGATGGACATATCGAGGGAGTTCACCCCATCTGTGCAGGCCAACGTTGAGATGCTACCGTTCTCGGAGGGGCAGTTCGATCTCGTATTTATAGACCCACCATATTCAAAAGAGGATGCAGCCAAGTATGGGGTGTCGATGCTAAACAGAAAGCGGACGATGGCGGAAGCGAGGAGAGTGTTGGCGGTGGGTGGCAACCTGGCGTGGCTAGATGTTAGGTATCCATCCTATCGACGTAAGGACTGGGCGATATGGGGGCTGATCGGGGTGGTGACGGGCTTCATGAGGGTTGTACGAGTTCTGTCTATATTTGAGAGACTGGCCGATGTCCCTACTGACTGAGTTTGGTATCAAGATCCAGACACAGCCCCGTCCCTACTGCCGGGAGTGCGGCGGGCAGATGTACCTCCGCATACCCAAGCCCGACGCTGACTGGCAGGCCTTCTGGGGGTGTTCGGAATACAAGGCTGGGTGCGGCGGAAGCAGGAACATAGACCCACACACTGGAGAACCCGAGCACCATGCACAAGAATGGACCCAAGGAGTGACAAGCGATGGAGACTAAGAAATCTTACGAGAGACGGAACGAAGACGGGGAGTGGGTGTCGGAGAGCTCGGGTGTCGAAAACTCGGCTTCACTGGTGGAGCCTGTCATCATAGCGGGCGACGAGTCAGGACCATCACCGGATCTGACGGACGACTCGGGACCGTCGCTGCCATTGATTACGGCTGTGGAGGGGACAACATTCAGCCCCGCAAGGCAAGAGATTTTCAGCGATATATTCATGGAGCGTGAGCGTCAAGACGAGAAGTGGGGGCCAGTACCCAGGCAAAACCACACATTTGGAAGGTGGCTACAAATCCTTATTGAGGAGCTGGGCGAGGCGAGCGAGGCCAACCTAAACGTCGTGTTCTCGACCGAGACGGGCAATGATGTGGCGCACAGGGAAGCCGATGTAGACCACGAGCTCACCCAGGCAGCAGCAGTGCTAGTGGCCTGGCTCGAGCACCGGGCAGGCATACGAGAGCAGCAGGGGCCAAGCAAGCAACACCTGGCAGCAATCAGAGACGATCAGCAAAGGAGAAGCGAATGAAAGCATTACGCATGATGGTCGGGTTTATGTGTGGACTAACAACGATAGTCGCCGTGCTGTGGCTGCTATCGGTGCTGTGGCAGGCACCGATCTTGATACTGGCAGTGGTTCTATTCCCTATCAGTCTGTTGTTTCTGCCCCTGGTGCCAACCATCCTCGCTGTGGTGCACACGTATGTCATCATCGCACTGGCGAGCCTAACGGTAGCCCTATTCGATGGCAGCTAAGAAAGTACTGACTGAGAGAGTAGCGTTCTATCTGACCAAGAAAGAAGTGGTTGCCTTGAGGGCAGCAGCGCAGAGGGATTGCAGGTCGGTATCAAGCATGGCCCGTAAGCTAATCAGCGATGGCGTCAAGGAGCAGCAGCGTGGCCGCTAAGAAGGGCACGAGCGAGGGGGTCAAGTTCCAGCTCCGCAAGGGACTATCGCTGAACAAGGGGTGCGAGGCAGCGGGGTACAGCAAGAGCACGCTGTGGCGCCAGCGCCAGGCAGATCCCAAGCTCGATGCTGAGATCAAGAACCTGATGGCGGGGCGTAAGCCGCTGAGGTCAACGCACCTAAATCTCACGGGAAGGGGCACAAAACAGGCACAAGGGGCCCAGGAATTCTGGGACAGGTGGAATGCAGCAGCCAAGAAGGGCAAGCTGCGCAAGGAGTTCGGGCTTCGCATAAACGATCGGCGCCCACCAGTCAGGAGGGTAATCGTAATCACATGAGTGGCGTCCGATATAAGGATTGCTACTGCCACACCTGCGATCGAGACATCCATCACTTGGGTATTGCAGGGCACCGAGCAGCACACCGTAGACGTCGAGAAGATTGCCGGATAACATTCAGCGACGGAAGGACATCTTATTATCGGTACTCCCGCATAAAGGAGGCAACGGCATGAGAAAACTCAAGGCACTGGAGCACCACATATCGACAAACCGACTGGACGAGATGGGTGCGTGCGACCACTACATCGACCGCTTCGCCAAGCAGTTCCCAAAGTCAGTGAAGATCACGAGAAAGAACCTGCAGGCGGTAGCAAGATGGATCCCTGCTTGGTGGTTCGAGACTCAGTACCTGAGATTGAACGACAAAACCTACCACGATCTAAGTAGTCGGGCCTTTTACCTGTGTATAGATCGGGGCATTGAAGCGAGAACACCCGTGACCAGGGCGCACACTATCGAGCACAAGCGCATACGCATGGAAGTCCTGGCTGACTACCTCGGGCTGCCATGACCACCTACTCACGCCACGGTCGAGGATCTCGGACGGCTGGGGTTCGAGGTCGTATGAAGACTCAAAAAGACTCGTCAGCCAAGCGCAGTAAGTAGCGACGAGTCGAGATACGTGCTACCATGGAGCCCTCAGACGAGGGCTCTTTTTCTATGGCGGAAGAAAAACTAATCATCACGGAAGAGGATGCAAACAACGCTGTTGGCTTCCGCATTGATGACATAAAGGAGTTCGACTATGAGCTGCGTCAGAGCGGCGGAGGTACGACGCAGCTTCTCGTGCTAACGCTGGCCGATCGCACGGTGACGTTCAGTGGCGCCGAGGCTACGACGGTGTACGCCACGATCAAAGACTCGTTCAGCGAGGGCGGTGCAGATGCCTCGCCAGCGCCAATCGAGACCACACAAGCGAGCATAGATGTAGCGACGCAGTTGATAGCTGAACTGCAGAAGGCTCTATCAGCGGTGGCGGGTGGCGTGTTCATCCGGGTAGGGACTGACGGCACACCAATAGAGATGGACGCAAGCTAGTGGCAGAAGAGAAACTAATCATCGTCGAGGAGGACGCCACGAATGCAGTAGGTTTTCGTATTGACGACATCAATGATCTAACCTACGAGGAGCGTCAAAGCGGAGGGCTAGGTACGATCCAGCTACTAAACTTAGAGCTGGGGAGCGGCAAGAGGGTATCATTCAGAGGGGCCGAAGCAGTAACGGTCTACGCCACGATCAAAGACTCGTTCAGCGAGGGCGGTGCAGATGCCTCGCCAGCGCCAATCGAGACAACCCAGGCTAGCATACTGACACAGATGGAGCTGATAGATGACATGCGTGACGCTCTCTCGAGCGTGGCGGGTGGTGTATTCATGCGGATCGGGACGGACGGAGTACCGCTGAAAGTAACGATAACCGGAATAGATCACAACATTCTCGACGGCGACGTACATGGCGACAGCGTGGCCGATGCTGTTACTCAGGGTTCGCTTGTCGTCGGAAACGCAACCCCGAAATGGGATGAACTTATTTTAGGCGCAGATAATGATGTCCTGGCCAGCGACGGATCGGATCTTGCTTATGAAACGCTCGCTTCGCTTTTGAAAGCGACCCTATTGACCTCCGATGGGGATCTGCTTGTCAGGACTGGAGGAAACGTAACCCGATTGGCGGCGGGTGCGGCCGACGAGCTTTTAGCAATCTCCGGCGGAGATCCGACCTGGGTAAATAAGATCAGCCGTAAACAATTTATAACTAACTATCCGACCTATTTCAAAGATTGGCGTGATTTAGTTGGTTTTACAGAGGCGCACTCAGGTACAGGTGCATTTACGGCCGGGTTTATGTTCGGAACGATCAAAACAGGAACAACACTAAACTCGGAAGGAATTATTCATTCAACCGATCACTTTTGGGTACTTACTGGCACGACAGCATTTATCACACAGTTGTTGACTAGAATAAATATTGACACTGTTGTTACTAATTCACTGATATGGATTGGCATGTTCGATAATCAAACTGCACCGACTGCAACCGAGGAGCATATAGGTTGGAAGATATTGAATGGCGATTTATTTGCTAGCTGTGGAAATGGATCAGATGGAAACTTAGAAGATACCGGAGTAGACATTGTGGCGTTTGGTACATATGACCTATATATAAAGAACACACCCAATAAGGTTGAATATTATGTCAGTAATGTTCTAAAGGCTACCTTCGAAACCAACCTACCTACATCGGGATTTGAGCTTCATATTACTTACTATGTGAAAACGACGGATACGGTTAGTAAGCAGTTCAAAACATTTCCGTTCTGGCTGACACACGGACCTAATGTAGACTTTGACTAGGGGCCGGCAGCACGCGATCATCGCACTAAAGGACAGGCTAAGCGGTACACTATTGAAATGAGACAACTGGGGGCCATATGAGCAAACACAAGAGAAGCAAGTTGACAGATCCGATGACCACAGAGAAGGCGGTAAGGTTGCTAGCAAAGCAGCGTGACGAGAGAGTCAAAGCGGTGCAGGTGGGCATACAGGAGCTGCTTGAAAAGTACGACTGCGCCTTGGACATGCGGATCACGTTGGGCAGCCAGGGGGTTGCAGGGAGCAGCATTGTAATTAGCCCGAAGTAATTGTGTAGCTTGAAACATTAGCCGAGACACCATCCGGAAGGGTGTAAGCAATGGCCAAGCAGCTAACGAGAAAACAGCAAAGACTATGCGAGATCATCGTCAGTCACCCCGAGTTCAGCCACGAGCAGGCTGCAGTTGAGGCCGGCTATCAGCTATCGGGCGCACGGGGCCGGGCATCCTACAACCTCCGCCAGCCCCATGTCCGGCGTTATATCGACGAGCTGCGCAAGATCCTACTGCCGGCACTCAACAGAGAGAACGTGGCATTCAGGCTGCAGGAGATTATCGAGATCCCACTTGAAGCCCACAACTTCAACCCCAACGCCAGGGTCAGTGCTGCTCGAGAGGTCGGGCGCATGTACGGATGGGGCAAGGAAGAAGTACACCACACACACGAGCTCGAAGGACTCGAAGACTTCACTGTTGTCTTTCACACAGAGGACGAGGTAGACGACGGTGAAAGCTCTTGACTTTCTCAAGCTAGCGAAGTTCACTCCGAAGCAGCTCATAGCATGGTGGAAGATCTATCCCGGCAGCGAGGGGAAGGGTAAGCGCTTCCTGCTATACGGCGGCGCCAGGGGAGGCGGCAAGTCACGCTTCCTACGATGGGCACTGCTCGGGCTGCTGATCTACTGGGGCAAGATCAATAAGCTCAAGGGCGTGAAGGTGGTGCTGTTCGCAGAAGACTACCCAACGCTGACCGACAGACAGATCGGCCCAATGCAAGACGAGTTCCCCAAGTGGCTGGGAGAATTGAAGCGCACCCAGGCAGACGGGCTCGGCTTCCACCTGCGACCCGAGTGGGGCGGCGGACACCTGCTACTGCGAAACATGGGTGAGGACATCAGCAAGTACAAGTCTGCAGAGTTCGCAGCTATAGCGATCGATGAGCTCACCTTCTGGGATTACAGCGAGTTCGAGATACTGCGTGGATCCTTGCGATGGGCTGGCATAGGACAGACTATCTTCCTGGCAGCCACCAACCCTGGAGGCAAGGGCCATCTGTGGGTGAAGGACCTGTGGATAGATAAGAAGCTGACCAGGCACCCCGAGCTCGAGCCCATCTTTCAAACGTTCGACTTCGTGCAGGCTCTACCGACAGACAACCCCTACCTCGAGCAGACCTACTGGGATGACCTGGCTACACTATCCGAGCAGCTCAAGAGGGCGTGGCTGTACGGAGACTGGACTGTGTTTGAGGGCCAGGTCTTCACCGAATGGAACCCACTCATTCACACCTGCGATCCGTTCAACATCCCCGAGGACTGGCCGAAGTGGAGAGGCATCGACCCCGGCTACACGGCGCCGGCATGCACGCTATGGTTTGCAATGAACCCCGAGATGGGCAGGATCTATGTCTATCGAGAGGCATACGGGCCAGGACGCAGCGACGAGGCCATGGCCAAGGTCATAGCTGAGTGGAGCAGGGGCGAGACCTACCAAATGAGCTACGCAGATGGGTCTCTATGGGTGGCATACAAGACTCAGCAAGCAGGCTACACCAGTGGGTACGATGTCTTTATGAGTCAGAAGCCACCTATCCTTATGGAGCCTGGCAACAAACAGCGGATCAATGGCAAGCGCAAGGTACATGACGTGCTCGGCAAGCTCAAGGATGGCGGGCCAGGCGTCGTGTTCTTCAAGACCTGTGTCAACCTGATCCGCACGCTGCCGGCGCTGCCCTACTCCAAGAAGGCGGGCAAACTCGAGGACGTGGACACTGACGCAGAGGATCACGCCTATGACGCATTCAGGTACGGACTGACGAGACTAGCGCCCGAGAGCAGAAGGGGAGATAATGATAAAGCCGACCCAGACACAGCGAAGTGGGTGGCACAGCAAGAGCGACTAGCGGCAGCATTTGGATGAGCAGGTGTTTCGAGAGAAGGGCTGAACGACTGAACGACTGAACGAGAGAACGAAAGGAGATCCACCATGCACACCACGATTACGTACTGCTACACCGACGGCAAGGGCAACGAGCAAGTGAACTATGTTTCTAACGAGCGGGGCGGAGGTCAGGTTGGTTACGACATTGACGAGTTCACCGCCCGAGTCTGGATCAACAACGAGAACGGCAAAGAGACTACGGTGTTTCCGCTTAGCCGACTCGTGTTCATCCGGGCAGTAGTGGGCACAGGCGAGTAACGAGAAGGTTCAGCCCTTCTCTCGGAGCACTCGGATGAGATGGTGGATCAGGCACATACTGTGGGCATGGAAACAATTACGTGCACGTCGACGTAACGAGAGGAAGGGCACGCATGGCTAAGCAGCGACAGAAGCCGGAGTCTGGCAGCGAGGGCTATCCAGAGTACGAAGATAAGAGCTTCCAGCAAATGAAGGATCTGGCCATCGAGCTACGATCTGACTATCGAGAGCGCAACACAGTCCTCGACGAGCTCGAGCAATACTACACAATGATGTGGAAGAACCCCATACCCAAGGACAGCAATCAAACGGCCGTCACCTACGACACCGATATGACCAACAGATTCATGGGAGCGTGGCGATTGCTGACGGCCACCGAGCCTGAGTTCTCTGTGCCCACAGATCAGAACAGCCCAGACACCTTGGCCGTCTCGAGCCCAATGGAGAAGGCGGCCAAGATAATGTGGGCTGCTAGTGGCAAGCAAGGTGGGATGCCGCTCGAGAAGGAAGCGGTGCACTCGGCGCTGAGTGCCGGGCAGGTAGACATTCTGCTCTCGAACCTTATTGAAGAAGATCAGCCGGACGAGCCAGCACCCGACGAAGACGACGTATCCTACTGGCGTCGAAAGAACGCTGAGGCAAAGACGCCCATCTATTTCGAGGTCAGCCCGGTTCGGAATGGTTATGCACTTCGAGCCAAGTACGGGCTGCAGGCATACGCTCGCATCTATGAGACAACGGTAGCCAAGTTCCGTGAGGAGTGGGCAGATGTCGACACACTGCCCTTCCTGGTCGGCAAGAAAGCACTTGAGCCCATCAGGGTGATTGACAGCATCAATGAGCAGTTCCGCTACGCCTGGCTCGATGGGGACGAGCGCCCATTCTACGCATACGAAAACAAGAGTGGGATTGTGCCCGTCATCAGCCAGGTGACAGAGGGATCTCTACTGCTCAACAACCCCAGCTTGCAAGCCCGACCGTTTTTATACACCGCACACAAGTCCGGTCTGCCTCAGCAGAAGTCAATGGCTCTTACCGCTATCTACACCATCATCAAATCTGTGGCCATGTCGGCAACTTGGAAGCACAAGCGCTCAGCCAAGGACCCTCACGACCTGAGAGTTAGGCAGCTCGGGCCACTCAGTGTGTACGAGCTGGAGCAAGACGAAGACATACAGGCCATGCTCTCTAAAGGTGCCATTGACCCGGCAATCTTGACGGCACTGGAGATAGCCAACCAACAAATTGCAGAGTCCACGATCTACAGTCAGGCTCTTGGGGAGCCGCTCGGGGCTAACGCTCCGTTCTCGATGGTGGCGTTGCTACATCAGGCGGGACGACTGCCGCTAACGGCTCCCAAGGTTCTGACAGGCTGGGCCATAGCATCGGCGATGGAGCTAGCGTTTTTGTGGCTCAAGGCCACGGGCAAGGATCTCCACCTGAGCTCGATGGGACAGCAAGTGACCGTCAAAGCAGCCGAGATCCCGATCGACGTACAGTTCGAGGCCAAGCTCGAGATCGATTTGCCCCAGGACATTCGAGAGGTAGCCGGTGTGGTTGGCGCCTTCGAGGGCAAGGTCAGTCAGCGCTGGATCCGAGAGAACCTGATGAAGGGTGTGGGCCAGAGCGAAGCCATGCAAGAGGAAGTGTGGAGTGAGCAGGCCGGACAGTTCTTCTTCGAGCGCATGCTGATGATGTTCGATCAGATGCAGCAGCAGGCATCACAGGGTGCGGCGGGTGGTGAAGGTGAGACTGATGTAGCTGCCGACCAACGAGCCCGACTCGACACGACTCGTCAGCGACCATCGGGCAAAGGCCCACGAGTCGACGACGCCACATCCCGCAACCAACAGCCAACACCGAGGGAACAGAGCTTCGAGCCCTATGCTGGAGGCAAGACCCAGGCGAAGTAGCGCTTATCATGGAGGTAGTGTAAGATGTTGAATGTAACGCACGCAGAGAGTGCCATCTTAGGAGGTCAGGCCAGGTTCAAGACGTGGCTTGACAAATTCACTGAGCAATGGAACGAGCCTGCAATGAATGCAGTCGTGCTCCGCTGGTGGGATCTGATGCCCCCAGACATGAAGGAGCAAGCCAAAGCTCAGTTTCCATCTGAGTTCGCCGAGATCGAAACACGGATCGAGGCGGTAAGAGACAGACCGGAGGAATAGGATGGCTGGACAAAACATCACCCTCGCAGTAACCGTTGAATATGCCGGTGCTCAAAGCACCGCACGTACCGCTCAGCTCACGTCAGCGCTGGGCACCCCAGATTCAAACAGTGATGTTGGTGGCACCTGGACGACAGTCTGGAACGCTATCCCGTTTTCAGTCAACCCATCGACTCAAGCACTGATGGAGTTCTTCGATGGCGTCATTGCGGTCATGCCCTCGGGCGTGACTGTGACGATGGTATTCGCAGCCTAACAAACTGCTAATTCTGCAACCTAGTAAGGAGAAAATGCAATGACTATTCACGCAGTAGTACTCGAGCAATCCATCGGCCTGCTCTCATCGATCTCCGATGCTTCGACGTTCTATCTTGGTGCAGCCGGTGCCGTCCCTACGGGTACAGCAGCGGATCACGCCATAGCTGGCGGACCGCTGGCCCGGACAGTTCGAGCAGTCAGACTCTTCGCAGACGTAGGCGCCTTCGGCACTGCCGAGCTAGTCGACGCTAAGATCCTCAACATCACTGACGGCTCAAGCTATACGATCAACTCCGATGGCTTCGACGCAGATGGCGTCTTCTTGAATGCAGACGTAGCTGCTCCGTTGGCAGTAGGAGATCAGTGGTGCGTTGAGCTCTCGACGCTAGCCTGGGCGACCAACCCATCTGACCTTCAAGTAGATGGTGTGGTCTACATCGAGGACGACGCAGAGGAAACAGTTTTGTCTGCGGCCCTGGTCAAGATTGCGGCCACGTCACAGGGCTTGATCTCCGACATCTCGGGCCTGGTTGTGACCGACGCCAAGCTGGATCTCACATCAGCAAACGCCTCCTCTGATGTCTCGGACATTGTGGTAACAGACGCCAAGGTAGCCACGGTTTCTCAGGCGCTGATCTCCGACATCTCGGGGCTGGTCGTAACCGATGCCAAGCTGGTTCTTATCTCGGACAACCTGGCCTCTGACATCTCCGACATTGTAGTCACTGATGCCAAGGTGGCGACCGTTTCGGACGCACTGGTCTCAGACATCTCAGCTCTGGTAGTGGCGGCAGCCGAGGCTGATGCAGTCTCAGACGCAGTGGTATCTATGCAAGCTGCAGCCGGCGTCATTTCCGATATAGTCTCCGACTTGGTCGTAACCGACGCCAAGGTGGCGACCGTTTCGGACGCACTGGTCTCAGACATCTCAGCTCTCGCTGCTCTACCTGATGCGAGTGCGGCAATCTCTGGAATCCAGAGCGACATCGTATCCAACGCAGCTCGTGTGTCTGGGGTGATTGTGAATGTCACAGCAGCTCAGTCCGACGCAGATGTGAATGCAGCCTCGATTACGGCTCTCGACCTAACCGCTCCAGAGATCGTAATCCTGAATGCACTACTTGCTGAAAATCCTCCGGGCATCTTGAGCGCCGAAGAAGTGGCAGCTATTCGCTCCAAGGTCACAACCAAGCTGTCAGGTGACGCTGGCACAGCAAGATAAGGGAGGGGCTACTACATGCCTTACCTTCCCTCAAGACGCTTTAGGCCAGCCGGCAACTATGGGAACTACAACCCTGTTGCCCAGCAAGGGCCTGGCGATGACCCAACAATGCCCGAGTGGCTGCGAAGTGCCCTTGCCGGCGCCTCGCAGCCCTCGCCCTCGCCTACCCCACAGCCAAGAGATCAGGCACGAGAGTACATGGACGCTATTAGGCGTGGGGAGCCCGGAGCTATCGGCCCATCAAGAGATCAAGGCAGAGAGTATGTAGATGCTGTTAGGCGTGGGGAGCCGGGCGCCATAGGACCCAGAGATCAGGGACGTGAGATGGCCGAAGCCGTAGTGTATGGTCGAGGAAGGGGGACCAACAGGGCTCCCGAGCCTTCCGGTGCCATCCCGTTCTGGGAGGAGATTGGCAACTGGTGGCCTGGGTCGACCCCCAATAGGATGCTGCAAGAATTCATAGCACCCAAGCCTTCTAACATACCCGAGCTCGGATCCCCCTACGAGGGAGGCGGCGGTTTCATCGACGACGAGGTCAACAAGTTCTTACAGAGTCTCGGCAACTTCGAGCTGCCAGGAACAGGCGTAGGCGGAGGCGTTGGCCCATTGCCAGCTTCAATGGGTGGTGGAGGCGGCGGAATTGAAGGAGCGCCTGACGTACTGGATACGCTAGGTGCCCTGGTCGGTGATGCACCACGAGGCACCATGGCCGAAAACAGAGCGGGTTTCCAAGAGTGGCTGAGTAATCTGTTCCCCGCAAGCCGGTTCGAACCTAAGCCAGGTGTCATGGGCAACATTCAGGAGTTCTTTGCGCCATCACCTGCCGGCGAGTACCAAGGCAGGAACCCGTACGCAGCCACAAGGGGAGAGCCCCAAGGCCCAGATCTCCTAGAAGGCATAGCCAATTTTGTAGGCAACTTTGTGTTGCCGGGTACGGAGAACATACCTCACGCTACCACGACCGATCGCCCTGGAGGAGAAGGTGGTGGAGCTGGAACATTCTATGACCAGGGTGACAACCAAGCCAACTTGCAAGCGTTGTCCGATTTGCTGGGCATTCCGATTGACGAGCTGATCAATCGAGGTCTCAACCCGACACAAATCCCCGGAGCATATCAGACAGGGAACATCATGCAAGATGCCTGGCTAGCCACAGGCGGTGTACCTGTTTACGATACGACAGGACCAGTGGGTCCGTCCTTCTCTGGCGCAGGCGGTGGTGGCTTCGGCGGATTCAACTTCGCTCCCGGCGACCCCGCAGATCCTCGCTTCTGGCTGGACATGGTGCGCTGGCTGATCTAAGGAGCGCCCCATGCCCATTGAGCCACTTACACCCCCAGAACCCCCAGAACCCCAAGACCAAGAGCCCAGCCCATTCTCGGGGACTTCCGCATTCTGGCAGGATTTCTATTCGAAGCTCTTTTGGCGGCAGAAGAAAGATGAGGTCATTCAACAGGGACCCCAGCCAATCTTTGGGGAGGGCTATCATCCTGTCTGGGAGCAAGACACGGCTCGGTTTCAGGCCCAAGCCATACTTGAGACCCGAGGTAAACCAGGCCCCATGGCTCCGTTCGGAGGGCTCGAGGGCTACGTTGAGAATCAATTAGGCTACCTGCCCAGCTATTGGGAAGATCCGAAGCGTATTGGTAAGTGGTATCACAAAATGGCTGCGCTCCCAGAGGGAGCCGACCCTCCCGAGTGGATCGATCGTGACAAGCTCACGGCAGCTTACAAGTATTTCGAAAAGGTGAATGAAGCCAGGCCATGGTGGGACTGGAAATTCCTGCACCCAACCGACCCTGGCCGGCAGTTCTTACAGAGCTTTACCGTGCCTCCGCCCGAGGATCTCTACCCAGAGGAGCTGCTCTACACGCCTGGCGTGGTGGCAGAGGAGCCGAGCACTGGCCCACCATTACCAGGTACACCTGAATGGGAGAAGATGGATCTGTGGCAGAAGGTCATGGTGTCTGTCTTTGGGGCAGGTCCAAGCATCCTTGACCCATACGACATAGACCGAGGTGGCGTCTTAGGCGCCCCGCTACGCTCCGGACTAGCAACGTTCGGCAAGGGCTTTGTGAAGGGTGCTCCAACAGGGGCAGCTATCGGCTTCTTCACCACAGGGCCAGCCGGCATTCTCGGTGGCGGGCTGATTACTGGAATGGTTGGAGGGTTGGCCGAGGTAGGGCTTGAGACTATTCACGAGCTGCAATCCAGGGGTTTGAGCTTCGAGCTCGGCGGCATCACGGACACGGCACTCGAGTACTTTCTAAATCAAGCCTTGGGATTGATCCAGTATCCAGCAGAACAAATCGAGCGTGCTATCGGCACAGGCGTACAGATCGAGTCAGCCTTACAGGATCCAAACAAGTACGGGCCTGTAGCTGAGGTCTTCGGCAATCTCAACCTACTAGAGTTTCAAGGCAAAAAGGCGCAAGGTCTGGTGAGCTTCTTGCCGTACATCGGAGGAGCAACGGGCAACATCGCCAGCCTGACATACGAAACAAACGTCGGCGTGCAGCGTGTCATCACGCACGGCTTGGAATATCTAAGCACGGCAATCTCTCAGCTCGGCGGCCAACCCGAGCAGCTCCAGCTCTCTAAGCCCGATGAGATCTGGGACCTGGGAGGCACTGAGCCACGCAAGATAGGGCCAAACACTCCGGACACTGCAGTAGCAGTATGGAAGTGGGCGCTAGCAACAGGGCGACAAGAGCTGATGACGACCGAGATGGCGCCTCGTGACGCAGTGCTGGGGATAGGCGCTCGGTTCGGGATCTCCGGCATCCTGTCTGATCTATTCATGCAGGCACTACTGGACCCCCTCAACTTCACACCCAAATTCGAGGTTGGGCTGGCTCGGGGCATAGCCAGGGACACAGGTATAGGTGGCCAGCTAAGCAAGATCTTGAAGATAGGTGGCGACGAGAAGGCCGCACTCAACAAAGCCATCACCATGATCGAGCTGGATCAGGGTAGGTTCCGTGACATACGTGGTGTGCCGTCAGGGCTCAAGTTCCTGCGAGGCCAGATGCAGGTGGGTGGACGAGAGGTACTGGCTACATTCGCCAACATCCTCCGCACAGATGTAAACCTGGGCCAGATAGAGACAGTCAAAGGCATGGGCACGTTCGCTCGCTGGCTAGCCGGCGTTGACGCAGAGGGCGCACCGAGGATTACCATGGCTCAGAAGGGGGTCTTTGGTAAGCTGTTCGGTCTCACACCTAAAGCCCGAGCAACCAAGTTCTTATTCACATCGCACGATGTGGTCAAGCTGGTGCTGGACATGGCTGATAGCCCCGAGGCCATAGCTAAGACCTTCCAGGCAATGGCGTCGGGAGATGCAGCGCAGTGGCAGAAGATGGGGCTCGGGATCTTGGGTACTCCAGATGGGCACTACCCGGTGTTGGCTGCTCGAGACTTCAACGTAGAGATTCTCAAGGGGTTCACCGAGGTATGGAGGGCCGGCGAAA